AGCTGAGCCTTAGTCTCGGTAAGGATGGTCTCATTCGTCTCGATGGCTGTTTCAAGAGCGATTGTTTTTTCTTTAAGTTCGTTAGCAGTAGCCTGTGCTTCCTTGACGGCCTCCGAGCAGTCGGTCATTGATTCAACTTTCTCTGTTAGGCCCGTCGTTTCTGTTTCTAAACTCATAGTATTATTCTCCGAATTAAAGGTTAACTGATTATTTGATACACCCGCAATCGATAAATCGTTATTTTTTTGCTCTTTTTTTTCTGGAATATCTACTTGAATAGAATTTTCAGTAAAAATAATACTGTCAGGATTAGCTGGTTTATTAACAAATCCCTTACCAGAAAACGTAATGCCTCTTAAAACTCTACCTATTTTAAAGCCCTCGTGCTCTCCTTGTCCACCATATGCTCTAAGGTGTTTAGTTAAGTGAGCTGTTTCTTTATTTCTTGGTAAAATTTGATAACTACCATTGGACTGATTAACTAATCCATAATCAAAGCCCTTAAAAAAGCACTCCATACTTACATATTTTTCACCAGACTCTATTTCTGATATTAGCTTATCTGCTCTGCCTCGTAATTCTGGATTACTAAACCCCTTATAAATAACTGATCCTGTTAATATATGGTATTTATTTGGCAGGTTTTCTATTGGGGTATTTTCATCTATAAGGATACCATCTTCCGTGATGGGATAATTAGAGACTATATGTCCTATAATAGTATTTTCATCATGCTCTAAGTTTGTAGGCTTATCTTCTGGTGTGTGCTTGGCGCTCCAAACCTCGGCCTTATCAAATATATCATCATTTTTATTCCATGAGGAACTAACTAAAATAGACTGTACATAATACAGATCTTCATCAGACATAGACGCTAAGCTTTTAAAGTGCTTACCGGCCACTATAGTGTCATTATACGGACTAGCCTGAGTAGCGTAAGTCACACAAGCCTTCGAGGAGACAATTTCTTGTAAGCCGTCTTCTATTTCTGCTGGAAAAACTTCCATAATAATCTCCATATGTTAGTCGGTTTCAAGAGAATCATACACCATAGCGTAAAAAGATGCTTTGGCTTGCTTTTGTTGATCAGAATTTAATTGACTACCTAGATCTAGTTCTAATGTTTTTAGCCAATTATTATATAAAGAAATAGTATCTAAACTCGCTTTAGAGTTTATACTACTCATTATGCCCTCTATTGAAGAGTCAATTTTAGAGAATGGTTTGATGCAGAAAAGTGTTTTGGTTTTTATATCTTCTAATTCTTGATATTCCTTACTAGAAAGACTTCTTAGATTTTTTTTCTGATAAAACTCTAACATTATTGGGTTTAATATTTGAGCTATATCTTCTTGTGCTTGTGAGGCCCATATGGCCAAACTTGCTCCTGTCTGTGGGGAAAATACTTTTGTTTTTCTTTTTTCCGTATCCTTGCTTAATTTGGGTCTTCCCTCGCCCGGCTGTCCAGGTAACGATTTTGGCAAATCGTTTCCCAACTGCGTTGGTTGTTTCTGCTGCTGCTTCATATCTAGGGCCGTTTGCTCTCCTTTCTTTCTTGGGGGCAAATCCAGGCCAACTTGACTAGGCGTAACCGTACCTATTTGTAGTGCTATCTTTTTAAGAGAATTTTGAAATTGTGGGTCATGCCAAGGTCCAGATTTTTGTATCATTCTATCGCTCTTTCTCTCTCTGTTTTCTCTATTTAGTCTAGATTTTTCCATATCTGGATCGAAACCAAAACGGCTTTGCAATAGCTCGTCCGATATAAGATTTCTATCAGCTAACTGGACTAATAGGGCTTTTTCAGCATCCTCATTGCTTAGATCCATTCTGTCAAATTCTATTTTGGCTGGGTATTTAAAACCCATAGCTTTTTGTACTAGCGCGATTTCTTTATCCCAAAACTCTACTAAAATATCTCGGCCATACTGAAGTCTTTGAGTTAAGGTTTTGAGACTTATAAAGTTATTTGTGGTTCCAGACGCTCCAAAAGTACCAGTAAGAGTAGGAGGAATACCTAAACCAGCATATACGGCATTAAGATGCGGAACGTATTTGCCTTCTCCTAAAAAATTATGTACGTTAGTGTTGGATTCTAATAATTCTATATCGGGACCCCAAACCACATCCATAGTTCCGCCACCGACATTATTGCCTAAGATCTGTGCTAGTTTAGCTGTAGCCGCTTTAGTAGGAGCTATTTTATGCTCTAGGCTGCCTAGTTTAAAAATTCTAATATTAGAAATAGCACCATCAAGAGCGGCCATATCGGCTAGTTTGAGTTTCTCTATAACGGTTATATCATCCATGATAGCATAAATCATAGGATAGGCCCATGTCTGCCAATCATCTTTTTTATAGTGAAAAACAAGTGTTTTGTCTTTGTCTAATGGATAAGGCTTTCTGGTTTTAGCTGCTTCTATAATAGCTGATGGTAACTTAGCAATCACTTCTCTTTCTGAATCAGTTTTGGGAGAATTAATTGTTTTTCTAAGATCGGATGGTAAAATCAACTGATACTGTTTTTCTTGTACGAATGAAGATAAGGCCCCAGCGGCCACCTCGACAAATACAGGATCAATAAATGTATATTTCCAGGGTATTTCTCTTTTTTCTAGATTATTGATATCTAGATCAGATATCTGCATATCTGGAGAAGCCACAGCCCTATATAGTTGTTCCGTTACTTTAGTATTAAGTTTTCCTGTTTGCCTATTTAATACAACATTACCTGTTTTATATAAATTGTTTAGAAATCTTTCTGAACGGTCTTTGCCTCTTACTTTTTGAAACCATTTGCGATAGAATCTTTCAACTCTCTTGTTCTTATGTACCAGTCTTATACCTTGAACCGCAAAATCGCCCATGAGATCTATAACGTTTTTTACAAGACCAACTCTTTGATATATGTCTTCTGCTCTGCGTATGACCGGCTTGATTTTTGTAGGTACGGCCTCGTCTGCTCTAAATTGATCATAATCAAAACGAGTCAATCCGGGACGACTAGAAATATTGCCATCAAGATTAGAAAAATCTCGTCGCCATCTCGCTTCCGCTTTTTGAATACCTGTAAATTCGTCCAGAGAATCCGAACAAGACTGCATCGCCGCTTGTTTACTGGCTAAATCCTCACCCCAGGCAACATACGCTTCGGGATTTTTGGGCTCGGCGTTCGGAATAGAATTATTTTGATTATTTGATTTTTTGCTCATATTTTATAATAATAATAGGATCGCAATACAACCGCAATACTAATACAATAGTACACTGTTATCTATAAATACCCGTATAAATATCGTCATTAGCTCCAGCTATAAACCATTCGGGTCCTTTATACATTTGACCAGTATTATTAGCTACATTTCGAGCATTATCTCCGATAACTTCATATTCTATTGGTTTTAAAGCCCTTTGGGATTGTCTAGCTAACATATTAGCTATTACTAATGAGCTATATCTATCTTTTCTTAATCTTCCCTTTTTACCTCCGCTAAGCTTAACCTCTGGAGTATCCCATCTGTCTCTAGCATTTGGACCAGTACTCGTTTGTGTCATGACTATAGTTGTGAGTTCATTTTTAAGCTCTTCTATCTCTAGTATACATTCGCTTAAACTATCATAAATAGGATTCAACTCAGATGACATGATATCTTTATTTTCTGCTTCTAGAGCCAAGCCAAGCGTTAAATTATCGAATCTTGGAAATAATAATACCTTATCTTCTAGGTCTTTCCTAAGACCGTGGTTAGCCTGACTGGTCCAATCGGCCTTAGCAAATTGAACAAGTTCTAATATGTGTAGACCGGCTTGATTATCTGTATCTTTGCTTTTAGCGGGATCTATGGCTGGCCAAATCAATATTTCTCCCTCTTCAAGCTTAGAAGGGTCATGAAAAGCCTCTTCGATAGCCACTCCTCCTCCCTGAGCATCCATACCGATTCTTACCGGCGGAAACGTTTTCATGAGATTTCGTATTTTTCTCACACAAAAACCATAAAAATCGTGCTCTGTAACTAATCCTGTTTTGAGTCGTTCTTTAAAGTTACTCCTATTAGTAGTCCAGCAATATACGACCCTATTGTGATCCGGATGCATCTCTAAAACTACAATGCTAAAATTATCTTGCTCGGATGCTGGATCGATTCCGTATATGTATTTGCCTGTTGGGTTACCTGTTGTTGTGGCCTCAAAGGTAATTTTCTTGTCTCCAAGAATTATAGGAGAAGAATCGTTGGCCACACAACTTTCTATAAGACTTCTCCTAAAAAATCCTTCACTATCATTAATAAAACAAGCGGCGTACTCCATATTATATATACCAGTATGAATAGTCGCTTTTGCTCTAGAAACCTGCTTGTCATCCATGAAGCCTTTTGGGATTAATTCATAAGGAATACGTATAATGGAGTAGTCTCTCCAATTAAAATTATCTGGAACCTCTCCTTTAAATATTTCTTCTAGTTTTTTCCTATCTCCCTTACTTTCGATAATATTCTTATATCTTTTCCAGTATTGGGCAAAGTGTTTGAAACCATAATCTGCCGTGCCAGATATAATAGCCTGATTACCCATTTTAGTATTTAATATATCTAAATCTTCATTCCATAATCCTGCTTCTTTCAACGCTGTTTGTTTGGCTTGTTCCTTAACATTCTGAATAGGACTGGCTGATACCGCTGCGAAACCAGATACTACTGTTTCATAAATATCCGGAGATATAGAAGCAAATTCATCAGCAATAATAATATGTGCTCTTAATCCTCTAATCTTACTACCATCGCCTAAAGGAATAGCTATAGTCCAACTATCTCCTAATCTCATAGTGCAACGATAAACATCTCTTCTAGGACCATCGTCATTACCATTAAAAATACTACGAAGTATAGGACTATTCCTCCAAATAGTTTCCATATATTCAAAAATAATTTTACTTTGTCTAAAAGCTGCTCCAACAACAACAATTTTAGTTCCAGGATAAAATGTCATTCTGAGTACGCAGTACAAAGATAACAAAAAAGACTTTCCCCAACCTCGACTGGCGATATACATAGGAAAAGCTCTTATCCAAAACTCTTGTATAATAGCTATTTGTATTGGGTGTAATTCTATATTAAATAATAATTTGCAGGTCGAACCAATATGCCTAGGACCTCTTAAAATCTTCATCAAATGAAGATCTGGTCTCTCTATATCTTCCTCGGTTCTATTAATCATAAGATTTTTATGATCAACAGACAATAGAGATAGATCACCCAGTCCTAACCATGCGTCATCATATATAGAATTTTTTATAGACACAAATTAACTCTGCTTTTGGACTTTGGCTAGTAATCTTCGAGATTTATTAATAGCTCGTTGCACCATTAATCTAGCCACGGTTTCGACAAATGGTAATTTTCTCTTCGAGCTTTCTTCTTTCAGCCAACCAAGAATAGTATCCATGTTTTGCTCGCACCAATCTGGGCCACTGGCGTTCATTTGTAAAGCGTGGCGCCTACAACTACAATTTGGAGTAGAGTGGATACCTAATGCGCTAATCATACCTGATAAGATAGTGCCCGGGCCGTTAGGATCAGACTCTAGCGTTCTAGGAAATAAAGACTGTAAATACGCTTGAACATTTTCTCCAATTTTTTCTCTGAGAGACCCTTCCAAAGCAGCAATAGATAGATCGGTTACTTCGTGAAAATCTGCCGGAGTAGCCAACGAGATTGGCGACGGTACCCTTAGAATAGTAGCATATATATTTTTTGCTTTAGGATTAATATGGTAAGTTACATCCAACTCATTCAATACGATAGGTCCCGGTGTTATAGTTTTTCCTGTCTGATCAGCATAGGGAGGTTGTGTCAGTATAATAGGGTTATTGAGGATCATTG